ATGCGCTCTGACAAAAGCAAAAGAGGGATGATCTCATATTTAATAAATTGCAAAACAATAATGGAGGATGAGGGAGCGGGCGATTTCAAGGCGGAATTTATAAGCGGAAGGAAACTCCAAAAGGAATACGGGAAAGTTAGAGAAGATATCCGGGATAAATGTATCCGGGCCGCCGGCTAAGCCGGCAGCCCATACAAATCAGATAGCGGTTGCTGTCCCTGGCAGACAGCCGCGCTCTTTAAAACTGCATATCGGACAGCCCGTACCGGTTTGTCGGAGTGGTGGGGGCAACGTCATGCTCATAGACAATGGATTCCTCATAATTCTGGCTGTTATTGTTCTGATCCATAAGTCTTTTTTCGGCTTTCAGGCGCTCCATGTCGAGGATGGACTGGTAATCGCTGTTGAAATTAAGTCCGCTCCCGTCCTCGCTCCCATTTTCGCTGGGATTGGTGCAGATTCCCTTGGAGTCAAAATGATAGGTCACACCGTTTTCGTCCAGATCCTCATAGCGGATTTCTCCTGACGGATTGAGGTAGTACCAATTTCCGCCGGTGGTCTGTATCCATCCGGTACGCATATATCCGTCGGCGTCGAACAGATAGGATTTGCCGTCAATGACCTGCCACGCGCTTGTGGTATAGCTTCCGTCGTCATTCTCATACCACCAGCCGGTGGTGTCCTGCTTCCATTCGCCGGCGAAGGCGGTGAAGCTGATAGCGGTTGCAGCGATTGCGGTTGCGATGAATAACCTTGCCTTTTTCATTAAAATTACCTCACATTTTATATTGTATGGATGGGTTAATAAAGGACGTTTTAAATGATCAATTAATTGAGAGGTTTGATGGGGGAATCCGCCTTAAAACAACTACGGGCTTTATCACGGTGCATTTCCGCATAACCACTGCTCTTCCAGCATGTGGAACACATAGTCCTCCCCATAGATCAACCTCTGTTCCTGGAAAAATGCCGCCCGCTCGTCCATCTCGCGCTGGCGTTTGGTCAGACGCTTTTTCGCCGGTCTGCGCCGGGATGGACGGGACGCCGGTTCTTCTGGCAGCGGGCGGAACATGGACTCCAGTTTCTGCTCGACGGCCAGCGGCGTTCTGGGGGAACGGCGGCTGATTCCGGTGAACCATTGGCGGTAATCCGACAGGGCGCGGTTTGACGCGGTGTAGGACAGGCCAAAGGTCTCATGGATCTGTTCCGCGTTTTGACAGCCGTTCTTGTGGATCATGATCCGGGGCGCCAGGATATGGCTGGAGAAGGTATCCGCTGTTTCTTCAACGGGTGTCTGGAGAAAAACGTGTCCCAATTCGTGCATGACTGAAAAACGTGTCCGTTCCGGGATGTTTTGATCCTGATAATACAGGGTGTCTTTCACGATGCAGGCATCGGGGCTCAGGCGCATACACGCCTCTTTTTTCTTGGGGGTGAGTTCGGAATAACGTTTGATTCGATAGCCGCATCTGCGGACCACTTCAAAACAATCAATGGGGAATTCCGTCACATTGCAGTCTGTGTAGATTCTGAAAATGATTTCATACAACTGCTCAAAATCCATTTTATTACTCCTCGTCATCATCTGATAATATGATACGGGCAAGTCTCATTTTTTCTTCCTGGGAGAGGTTTTTTCTGCTTCTGGTGTACACGGTGATCAGATCATCACAGTTTGGGGCGGTGTAGCGTTCGGGGGAAGCTGTCACGGCTGCTGCACTTCGCCCCAGGAGATAATCCATATCAACTTTAAACAGATCCGCTATGGCTTCCAGAGTCTTGAGATCGGGTTCCCGGTTGCCATTTTCGTACATACTGACGGCGCTGCGGGATATTCCCAGCATATCTGCAAGCCCATCCTGGGTGTAACCATTCTCAGTTCGCAGCGATTTGAAAACACTCTTAAAATTCCCCATGATGTCTACCTCCATAACTGTATCGTATCACATTTTGTGAATCTTGTAAATGCAATGATGACACGAAACGTGAAAATACAGTTGACAGTGAAGGTAAAGCGTGCTATAACAAGGATAGACACGAAACGTGACATATAATGAGGCTTGACCGAAAACAAAATAAGTAACAGGGTATATTTTATATAAAAACGACACATAAAGTGTCAAAAACTTAATAAAAGAACATATGTTCGAATACAATAACTATACCACTATAATGAGGAGGTGTCAACCTGTAAAAAGGAGAGTGCGGCAATATAGGCAATATGTACAATCCCCGTTACATAAGATTTACGGAGAGGGGATGGTTTTATCAAATTACCTGAAATAGTAAATACGATTGAGGTATCCGGCGAGGTTTTCCGGTTTGAGGATCTCCCGGAGAATAAGAAGCAGGAAATTGTCATACAGATCCAGGACAGGATTATGGCAGTTGCAGGTTACAAAAGAAGGACCGTCTGAGGGCGGTCGGTGTGGACAGGCTGCGAAAATGCAGAGGATAATCGCAGCTGCAGCAATGGCGGGAGGTACTTTGAATGGAGCATGTGAAAATGACGAAAAAACTTTTGGATAATTATAAGAAGTTAAAGCGTGAAATACCGATTTTGGAGATGGAACTGGAGGAAATGCGGACTACCGATTCCGGGCTGGGGAGCAGCACAATTCTCGATTACCGCACGGGCTATGGCAGGCCGCAGCGGATTGTGGGATTTGATTGGCCGTTATACGAGTGCCGCCAAAGGATATTGGAACAGAAGAAAGACCAGGTTCAGGCGGTGGAGAAATGGATTCAGGATATTGACGACGGACAAGCCCGATGTATTTTTAAGATGTTTTATGTGGATGGGATGAGCTGGCCGAAGATTGCGCTGAAAACCGGGTATGCCGGCAGCCCGGACTACCCGAGGCTTTACGTCCGGGACAAATATTTGAAAAAATACAAAATCGTTTAAATACATCATCTATATCGGGTACATCGTAGTAGAATAAAAATAGGCCAAAAGGCAGAAGACCTGAGGCCGCTCCAACTTATTAGACAGCGTCCGGACGTGAAAGCCCGGGCGCTGTTTTTGAAAAGGCGGACATCAGAAAAAGATGGAAGGAGGAAATGCGTTGTGGATTAAGGAACAGTTGAGGAAAACGGTAAATGCGCAGCTGAAAGATTCCGGATGGTCATCCATAGGGAAAGGGGTGGTTTAATGTACAATGACATCTTGGATGCGGTCGTTGGCAGACTCCGGGAGTTGTTTGGGGATGAATACGGAATCTGTACCGAGCCGGCAGGGCAGGGGACGAGCGGCCCCTGCTTTTTTGTACAACTTCAGGAGTCGGCAGAGAAGCCCATGGTCGGCCCGCGGTATTTCCGGAAAACGGAGATTTTGATCCGATATCAGCCGGAAGAGACGCCACAGACATTCCGGGAAATGAACCGGGCCGCGGAAATCCTTATGGATGGCCTGGAGTATATCAGTCTGGCAGACGGCAGCCTGCTGCGGGGAACCGGCCGGAGCGCGTTGCCTGACCTGGAGAGGAGGCAGTTGATATTCCGGATCAGCTACAACCTGTTCGTCATCAGGGCGAGACAGGAGGAAACAACAATGGAAACGATTGAGATTGAGAAAGGAATGGTGAAATAGTATGGCACTTGGAGGCGGAAGTTTTAAGGAGAAAAATAAGATTTTGCCCGGAGCGTATATCAATTTTGTGTCTGCGGCGCGGGCTGGAGTCGTTCTGTCAGAGCGGGGACACGTGGCGATGCCCCTGGAAATGGACTGGGGGACGGCCGGTGAGGTATTTACCCTGGAGGCCTCGGATCTGGCGGAGCGTTGCCCGGAGTTGTTCGGTTATGAGTACAACCACGAGAAGGTAAAGGGAATCCGCGATCTGTTTAAGAATGCACGGACCTTGTACGGCTGCCGGGTAAACGGCGGCGGAAAACAGGCGGCCTGTGATTATGCGGCGGCCCGCTACGCAGGAGTGCGGGGCAACGACCTGCGCCTGGTGATCGCGCAGGAGGGGGATAATTATACCGTCAGAACACTTTTGGATGGAAATGAAGTGGATGTTCAGGAGGTATCTGCGGCTGCGGAATTAAAGGATAATTCCTATGTTGCGTTTAAACGGGAAACGGCATTGCAGGCGACCGCGGGCGTTCCCTTCACCGGAGGAACCAACGGGACGCCGGCGAAGGCGGATTACCAGAAATTCCTGGATCAGATTCAGAGCTATTCTTTCCATGCGCTGGGGCTGGTCTCGGATGACCAGGAAGTTAAAACGCTGTTTGCCGACTTTACTAAGAGTATGCGGGACGAGATGGGAATTAAGTTCCACACGGTCCTGTTCCGCTGCGCGGCGGACTGCGAGGGGATTGTGTCGCTGGAAAACGTTACTGCGGGCAGCGCGGCGGCAGAGGAAAGCGGGGCGCAGATGAGCACAGAGGCCTGCGCGCTGGTATATTGGGTTACCGGGGCGATTGCCGGATGCGCGGTTAATGCCTCCAATACCAACAAGACCTATGACGGCGAGTACAATGCGGACACCGCCTATACCCAGAAAGCTCTGGAGGAAGCCGTTAAGGCCGGTAAATTTATCCTGCACAGGGTGGGAAATGAAACCCGCGTCCTGGAAGATATTAACACGCTGGTAACGTATACCGAGGAAAAAGGCAGAGACTTTTCCAGCAACCAGACCATGCGCGTGCTGGATCAGATCGGCAATGATATCGCCGCGCTGTTCGGAAATAAGTATCTGGGCAAAATCCCCAATGATGAGGCGGGACGCGTGAGCCTTTGGAATGACGTGGTGACGTATTACCGGGAACTGGAGAAGCTCCGCGCCATTGAGAACTTCAAGGCGGATGATATCGTAATCGCTAAAGGTGAGGGTAAAAAGTCCATCGTCGCCAGCTGTCCGGTGACGCCGGTCAACGCCATGGCACAGCTTTATATGACCGTAGTTGTACAGTAAAGGAGGAGTGAGAGAATATGCTGAATAATCCGATTATGAACGCAAAGGACGCCATCAGCGCGTCTCTGGCAGAGTGCTTTGTTACCATTGAAGGGAACCGCTACAATTTCATGCAGGCCATCAACCTGGAGGCAAGCATCGAGAAAACCAAGTCTGAGATCCCGATCCTGGGAAAGACCGGCAAGGGAAACAAGACCACTGGCTGGAAGGGCAGCGGGTCGGCCACATTCCACTATAACACCAGTATTTTCCGTCAGCTGCTGTACCGGTACAAGGAGACCGGGGAGGATGTGTATTTTGACATTCAGATTACCAACGAGGACCCGACCAGCAGCGTCGGACGGCAGACCGTGATCCTGAAGGACTGCAATCTGGACGGCGGAATTCTGGCTAAGTTCGACGCGGACGCGGAGTACCTGGACGAGGATGCCGACTTCACCTTCGAGGATTTCGAGATCCCGGAGATGTTTGGAACTATGAGCGGAATGCTGTAAGAGAGGGAGAGTGAGAGACGATGGGAGATTTGAGCAGATTTTTAAAGAAGAATAAGAAAACCAAAGAAAATTTGAAAATTTCGGCTACAACAACATTGACGGATGAGAACGGAAAGCCACTGTTATGGGAGGTGCGTCCTCTGACTACGAAGGAAGATAATGCGCTGCGGGAAGATTGCACCGTGGATGTTCAGGTGACCGGTAAGCCGGGTATGTTCCGGCCAAAGTTCAACGCGAACCGTTATCTTGCGAAGATGGCGGCGGCTTGCGTAGTGTACCCGAACTTAAACGACAAGGAACTTCAGGACTCCTATGGCGTGATGGGGGCGGAGCAGTTGATCCAGGAGATGATTGACGATCCCGGAGAGTACAATCTGTTCATGAACCGTTTGCAGGAATACCATGGATTCGACCAGTCCTTTCAGGAAAAGGTAGATGAAGCAAAAAACTAATTGATGGGGGCGATATGGAGGCAAATATTGCCTACTATTGCCTCCATAAATTCCACAGATGGCCCCATGAGTTCCTGGACTTAGAGGTCCAGGAACGGGCCTATGTGGTGGCGGCGGTTCAGATTAAGCTGGAGAAGAATAAAAAGGAAGCGCAGAAGGCGAAAAAGGGGAGAAAACGGTAGGAAATTAATGAATACTGCGAGTCAGAGTTGTAGATGGAGTCTCGGGATAGGGGAGGGTGGATATAAAAAATAGTAGCTTTTAGTGCCAGCCTCAAAGTGACCTATGCAATCGGTGGAACGCCGGAAAGCCGCATGAATACTAGGTTTGTTGGCATTTTCGCTCCGGCGTTCCGCTCGTTTTTTTCTCTGTAAAACCGTGAAATGCCGCCCAAATGCCGCCCACATTCCACGGACGGCTATAAAAAGCGGTAAAGAGCGGTAAAGCGATATGCGTTTCATATCTCTAATTGGGCTGATTTTTTGCGCTTGGCCGGGGCCTCTAAAGCAGGCCCCGGTTTGCTTTGTTTCTCGGCCTGTTTCGGCTTGGGGTGTATGGCGGCATGGTAGGCGTCAAGCACTTCCTGTTTGCGTTCCAGCCGCACGTCAACGTATCGGGCCGTGACCGCCTCAAAGTTCATGGAGAGGCCCAGCGACGCGCCGATACCGGCGAGGGTATGGCCCAGCACTTCCCCGACCGTGTAAAAGTCGCCGGTCAGCTGGTGCATATTGGTGGCCGCCGTGTGCCGCAGGTCATGGTATCGGATATGCGGCATATCAAGGTCAGCCAGCAGTTTACCAAAGCCGCTTGAAATCCAGTTTGCCGCTTGGGGCGCTCCGTTGGCCTTGCAGATCACAAGGTCGTTATCATAGTAGGGCGTCCCCGCCTTTTCAGCGTCCCGCCGCTGGGTGTCCAGCCGGGCAAGCTGCCGTTCAAAGAAGGGCCGGGCAACGTCGGTAATGGGTAGCCGCCGCCCGTTCGACTTGGGCGGTGCCATTTCCTCAATGACCGTCGTTTTTGGCGGCACATGGAAAGGCAGCTGTTCCACTACGTCAAAGGTTCCCTTTTCCAAATCGACGTTGCGCCAGCGCAGCCCCAAAACCTCGGAACGGCGCATACCGTACAGGCCGCCCAGCACAACGGGCATTTCCCATTCCGTCCCGGCCACGCGCTCCAAAAGGGCGCGTACCTGTTCGGGCGTGTAGGGGTCGGGGGTCTTGTCGCCCTTGCCAAACTTGGTTAAGGTGTCGCGGGCGGCGTTGGTTTCAATAAAGTGGTACTTGCGGGCATGGTTAAGCGCCACGCTTAATACGCGCTTGGCCCCTGCCGCCGTGCTGGGTTTCAGCCCCTTGTCGATAATGTCCTGAAACATCTTGTCCACGGTCTGCCCGGACAGCTGATTTAAGGGGACGTTGCCGATGTACGGCACGATGTAGTTTGCAATCGTGCGCTTGTAGCCGTCGTAGGTGCTGGGCCGCAGGTTCACGCGGGCGTAGCTTTCCACCCATTCTTCCAGATAATCCTTGACGGTCTGCTTGCGCTGTACCTTCACAGAGGCGGCAAAGGTGGGCGCTTGCAGCTTGGACTTCATATCGGCTTCATGCTGCAAGGCTTCTTTCTTGGTGAGAAAGCCGCGTTTTTCGTAGGTGGATTTACCACCCTCCGGCGTCTTGTATTTGATGTTCACATCATATACGACGCCCGCCCTGCCGGTCAAGCTGCCGTTGGCGTCACGCTTGTTTTTTACCTTCCGTGTGCGTATTGCCATAGCTTCACGCCTCCATAGCGCGGGCAGGGACTTTGTGGCGGTTATACCAATCCCAAATTGCAGCTTCACAGAGCAGGCGGCGGTTGCCATTCTGGACAAACTCAATTTCTCCGGCGTCCATCAGCTCCCGCAGCTTGTTTTCTCCTATGCCGCTAACCTTGCTCATTTGCTCCACCGTTTTCAACAACGGGAACAGTTCAATCGTCGGTTTTTTAGCAGCAGCCAT